GACGGTATTCAAGTTTACCTGGCGCGCCGGTGGGCGTCCCGACTGGATGAACAAGATCGAGGCATACAAGGGCACTACGGCCAGGAGCCCCTATGTTTGCCTTGCCCAGCGCGCTTAAACGCGCGCTGGGGCGGGCTGTGCGCCGCTCCCGCAATGCCGCAGGCGTGCGCGTGACGGAGAGGAGGAAAATGCATGCCGGAGGCGACGGGACCGAACATCAATGATTTGAAGCGATATGCGGGCTTGAACCCGGACGGCGATGTGCAGACCCTTTCCATCTGCATGGAAGCTGCGAAGGAATGGTTCAGAAATGCCGGCGTGGAGGGAGACGTGGAGAACAGTGCCTTGTATGCGCTTGGCGTGTATATGCTGGCGGTGCACTATTTTGATAATCGCGGCGTGCTGGATTTGAGCAGCGCGGCCAGGAGCAGCGACAATCTGCCTTTTGGCGTAATGAGCATCATGCACCAGCTTAGACTGTAGGAGGAACGCCATGCACAAACGGTTTAACGCCGGTGAAATGCGCACACAGATCATCATCAAGGCGTGCAAGGCCCGGAAGGACGCCGACAACTACGCAAAGGAGGACTATGTGCCCCTGTTTGAAGGACAGGCCATAAGCTGCAAGTGGGTGAACGTCCATGGCAAAGAGATATATGAGGCGGCGCGGCTTGATCTGAAAGAGGCGGCCACGATCACCATGCGTTAT